GCAGAAGCTTCAGCGGCGGCTTTTTCAACCGCTTCCTCCGCCCATCGTTTCTCTAATGCAGTCATTTCCATCTGGTTGGTCCTTTATTGATCAGAGTTCTTGTTCAAGGCATCCTGTATGGCTTCCTGAACAAACGCATAACCCTCTAACCGGCCCATCAAATGTTTGTACTGCTCCATCGACTTGACATTGCCGCTGCTAACGAAGTCTTTAGTTTCGTTTTCAAGCCTGCGAATGGCAAATATGACTTTCTCTGCAAATTCAAGCATGGATAACTCCAATGAAGCAGACAGATAGACCCCTGTCCGAAGGTTACGTGTGCATTATGCACACTTTTACGCTATTTTTACCTTCTTAAATGCATCTTTTCGGTAAACATACGTTACTTTTGGATCATTTTGTGGCGTTTTTACACGTTTTGGCGCTCCGGACATCTCCTTGGGCGCTTTTTTAGGACTTTTTGCTGCTTTGGTTTGCATTTTTTGCTCCTTGTTGGGCATTTCGTATGGCATCTTGTGAATTCTTCTGTGCAGCAGCCTGTTGTTGCAGTGCCAAACGCGCAGAATCAAACTGAACATCGGCCTGTTCCTTCTGTTGATCCAATCCAAGGCGCTGTTGATCTATCTGCAGCTTGGCTTGATCGCGCTGAGCGCTTTGAGCAAGCTCTTTTTCCTTCAACTTGACCAAAGGATCGTCCTGTGGGCCCATCATTTGGGTCTGCAGACCCTTGACTTCTTGATAACCCTGTGCAACCTTCATCGCAACCATCGCTTCGCGTTGCAAAGCAGACACCAAACCTTCAGGATCAGTGCCATATTGACGGAACAACTCAGCTTCCACCTCTTCTTCGGCCTTCAAACGAATGTGATCGAAGATGTGCTTCTGCATAGTGACTGCCACGTTAGGCATACTTTGCATCATGGGGCTTAAACCAAACAAAATGTGCGTCATGATGTGCGCATCGTGCTGCTGGCCGGCAAAAGCCTTCAGTGGTGAGCCATCCAGCGCCTGTGCGTTCTCGCTTGCAGGATCCTTTGGCTTATCCACCTGCTGTGTGTTCAAAATGGTGTCAATATCACGCACACCAATAGCTTCATACATGCGGCGATAGGCCTCATACATGTTGTGCATCTGCGGTGCGCTCTGAGCCAGTTGCAACTGTGTCTGCGCCATCGTAATACGCTGTGCAACAGAAAAGATGTTGGGGTCAGAGACAGGCAGCACGTCGATGCGGTCATCAAAGTCACGTGCTTTGATCTTGCGGCTCTCACCGGGCACATCGTATGGGTACTCAGTAGGCAAATACTCTGCAAAACCCTTTGCCAACAACTGAAACTCCATGCGCTGGCTGTAATGCAAGCGCTTATGGATAGAAGACATCACTGCGCTGCCTTTTTCAAGCAATGCAATCGTCGTTCCCACTGCAGCATTCTGGTTGCTGTCACCCACTTGCATGTCGGTGATGCTTGCCAAACGGCGACCAGCATCTACGCAGAAACCAAGCAATGCAAATAGCGTCTGGCTTGGCTCTTTGTATGGCAATGGCAACAAGGATGCAGACAACTCTGCACCACCTGCGTCCATATCTCTGAACTCACCGGGTGACAAAGGTGTATCGTCGTTTGCAATGCGCGCACCCTTGGCTTTAAAGCCGGCAGGAAGGTTAGCCAGCGTTCCAGCATCCACCAATTGCTGCAATGCAGACGTTGCTGTCTTTGTCAAACCTCCAACCAAGTGCAAGAAGCCCAAGCCATAAGCACCGGGGCCCTGCACAAGCAAATAATGCACGTAGTACTGCTTGCGGGCAAACAGAGGGTCGCCCTCTTTCCAGTTACGGCGCACACCAACAACAGACTGAGAGATCTCATCAATCGTGACGATGTAAGGCAGTTTAATACCAGTCTCTTCGCCGTCTTCATCCTTGTGCTCAAAGCCCCGGATGTCCAAATCAACCAAGAACTCCAGCAAACAAATCTCTTCTTCCACACCAGTAGGATCAACGCCTGTTGTGCGGTCTGTTTCCTTCTTGATAATGCTCTGGCCTGTCTCTGCCGCAGTCGTCATCTGCGCTGTATCCAAGTACTGACCACGGATTACGGCTTTGCGGTAATCATTGGTGGACATCGGAACGCGGTGCGTGATCCGCTGGCACTCGCTCATCACCGATGAGCCGGTGTACGGGATATAAAGGTTATCAGGCAGCACCAAAGCGCTTACCATGCGGCCTTTGGTCTCGTCGTAATAGACTTTCTTGAAGGCCGACCCACCAAAACCCACATAGAACAGCAACTGATCAAAGTCAGGTGTGTACTCTTCCATCACCGTGGTGATCTGGTAGTTCATGAAGTCACGCACGCGGTCCGCTTGCATCAACTTCTCACGTGTTTCCTTGCCCAACACTTGCGTACGCACAGGACCACCAGCAGGCATCAATTCTTTCAGTGCCTGTGACTGGAATTGAACAATACTCTCTGTCAAAAGTGGGTGTTGCACGCCGCACGCCCCCTTGAACGGCTTGGTGCGCTCTTCAAACGTGAAGCCCAGCATCTTCATGCCCTTGCTGTACTGCTCTTCCCACTCTTTGCGTGAAGATTTGTCAGCATCAAACAGCGACATCAAGTCAGAAGAGATAAGCTGCAAGACATCAGGCTCAATGACCTCGGCTAGGTTGCTGTCATAGGCAACATCATCGTCTTCTGCACCAATATTCACGACCACCGCACCGGTTTCTGCGTCAAACTCAATGTCAATATCCGAAGGTAGCTCGTCTTCCATCTCAATGGCGACATCGCCCTCAGGCAAGTCGTCGATTGTCATGTTCTTTTCAATTGGCATGTTGTGTCCTTACAGATATCTGCGGTTATCGTCAGTGTTGCGCTCAACCATTCCACCTTTGTTGAATGGAATGCCTTTTTCCAAGGTCTTAGTTGCAGTCTCTGGTGACCACACTACGCCCCAGACTGTTGGTTCAGTTCCACCGGGATTTGGCAGTGTAATAGGTTTAATCTCAAATCCGGCTTTTTCTCCGCCTAAATCTTTGACGGCTTGTTTTAAGTTTGGCAAAAGTTTTTCGTACAGTTTTGATTTATCTGACTCTTTGCCGGGGAATGTAACAAAGTCTTGGCCTGCACGCATTGTGGACTGAATTGCGTTTTTGATCAACAACTGCATCCGCACTGTAGGATTCGTTTCAAAATTAGCAAAAGGCTGCTCCAAAGAATATTTGCCCGGTGCTGTCAATGAAATTCGTCTTTCCAATGCATCAACCCGTTTATCCAGCTTTGCTTTTTCTATCTTCTGGGTAGGATCAAGTTCATCAACCTCTGCAAGCTTGCTTTTCAACGTCGCTAATTCTGCTTGATCTTTTTCTAACGAACCACCTTTAGGACCTAAGTCCTTCATGTCTCTAGAAAGGTCTGACTGCAATTCATGCACGTGACGACCCTTTAACTGCTGGCCATTCATGTCAACAGCATGTTCTGTAAACCGAGAAAAACCAACTGGCATATTTTCACCAGCAGTAACATTGCGATGCCTGCCCGCATAACCTGTATATGGCTGCAGTGCCTCTTCTAGCTTGCTGTTGTCATCTTTTAATTTTGATCTAATTCTATCTAAGCCAGCTTGAATCCCTTTTTCAATAGGGTCAGTGTTTTCTTTCCATTGCGTTTTTAGCACGTCATCACTTGAAGCCATTAAAGCAACACTGTCTTTTCTGGGCTTAAGCAATCCATTCTCTTGCATTACTGGGGCGTCAAGTAGCCCATTTCTTTGCATAAACGCAGTGACATCTATCGGGTCACCACCAAGAGCTACTAATTTATCGGACCCTTTTTGCATCAACTCCTGTACCAGTTTTGGCTCTTCCGTTATTCTTAAATTATTTTGCGCTATTTGTCTTGCAAAACCAGAAGGCATTCCTTCTGTTGCAAGCGCTACTCGACGATCAAGTTCCCCAAAATAATCAAAGCCTTCTTTTCTGTATGAAATTGGGAAAAGAAGCAAGTTTCGGATATCACTTACCTCGTCTTGCATTTTGCTAAACTTTGTAATTGCAGGGAGAGCGTTTTCAAAGCGTTGCTTCATCACGCCCAACTCCGGTATCGTTGCGGCAAGTGGGCTGTTTTCTATAACCGCATTTAAATTTTTAATTTTTTCAGGATTAGCTGTGCCATAAAGAACATCGCTTATTCCTTTTTTAAGCCCTGCAACCTCATCCATACTGGCCAGCATTTCAGGCGTTTCTTTTAAATACAGATTCATTGACCCTGTTATCTTTTTGTCTGGGTAAAAAACGTTATCTGAAGCGTCATACATAGAACCTGTTGTAGGTATCTCCGCCGCGCGATAACGGCTTGGCGAGTACGTATTTGCCAACGCTTGTTGCAACAGGGCTGGCGTTACTTTATCTTTTGGCCCCAATCCAGCCAACGCCTCTTCAAGGCGCGCAACATCCTGCTCACGGAACTTGCCCTTGACCTGATTAATCAACTGCTCCTTCTGCGCAGGACCCTTCATGCCCGCAGCAAACTCATCCAAGCGTCCAACAAAAGGGAACTCCGCACTTACAGGAGGTGCAACAAAAGGTGGAGGTGGCGGCAACTGCGTTGCAGGCTGTGTAATTGCAACCGTGGTGGGCGGTGGCTGTACTATCTCTGGCGCAGGGCCTTGACGCCTGATTGCAAAAGGACGAGCCCGTGCGGTTTCTTCAAACAAACGTAACTGTTCTTGCGCATTTGCGGGTAATCTGGCAATGTTTTGTTCTGCTTGAAGTAACGCGGGCCTTGGAGCAAGAGATTGTGGCAGTCTTCCCGCCGCTACGTCCGCTGCAATCTGTTGTTGATTGACGCCTTCAATGTTATCAAACACCGCATTAATAGCGCGCTGCTCGGCTTCTTCTTGAGCAGCCGTTCTTGTTGGTGCTTCAACCCTCTGACCAGTCATCAAGTCGGTCATTCCGGGCTTCTCGGCCCTACCTGCCTTGAAACCAGCCAACGCATCCTTTGCTGCGCCCTTCAAAGCCTGTGCACCTTCAATGATCTTGCCGGGAGCCATCATTCCTGCGCCAAACTCACCCAAATAGTGGAAACCTTTGAGTGTTGGGTCCTCGGTCATGGGCTTGCGGATGCCGGCTTCCGTTGCTTTTTCCTTCAAATACTCGCTACCCAGCATTGGCTTCTGGTTGCTATAACCAAAAGGACGCATCGCCATGGTTGTCAAATCAACAGGCAAACCAGCAAGGTCGTAGGGCACATCATTGATGCCCGCCACAATCGCTGGGTATGCTGTGCCCGTGTTCAAAGCATTGGAAATATTGCCCGCCTTGCGACCAATACCAGACTTCTGCGCAATAAACGCTGCATTACTTGCCGCTTCCCGCTCTGCTGATTCTTGAGCCGCGATTCTTTCAATTTGCTGCGGGGTCAAACGCTCGCCTGATACATCCCCACCGTCTGCATAGCCATACACATCATATTCCAGATCACCAATCTGCCTGTCAGGACGTGAACCACTCTTGCTCATCTGCAAAATATTGGCAGGATTGATATTTAATTGCTGCATCGATGTCTCAAGCGGCGTTGCTTTAAGCTCTTCCGGCGTCAAATTACCGCGAATACGAGCCAAGTCCGCCTGCACTTCACCCGGCATGTGCCTGTACAGGGCTTCCCCTACGCGTCTGTCTGAAGGAAAAACTTTGCCGTATCTAGCTTTAAGATCCTGCCCTATCCTGTCTGTGACTTCAGGCAAATTAGGGTACGCTCTTTCCATCTCGCGAATAACATTTTCGTTGACCGTAGGATCACTGTGGTATATACCGCGCTTCGCTTTAATGTAAGCAACAAAAGCACTGGGGTTT